GTGAAGGCGGAGACGCCAAAGAAAATCGACAAAGCGTTACAGGACACTGCTGTAGAGACGATCGGCAAGATGATTGATCGCACACCAGTGGATACAGGCGCGGCAAAGTATCACTGGTTTATGCGGCTGACTCCTTCAGAGCGTTTCGATAAGGCACGAGTGGACCCAAGCGGCTCACTTCCAAAGGCACGTGCCAAGCGTGATGTAAAGCTGTTCAGGCTTGGCGGCAAAGTCTATCTCATCAACTCTGCGCCATATTTCATCTACCTCGAGCGCGGCTCAAGCACTCAGGCACCGCAGGGTGTGGTGGCAATCACGATGCAGGAAGTTGCAATGATCTGGAAGAAGCATCTCAAGACTGCGATTAGTAAACCCATATGAGCTACGCCATAGCTACATCCACCATCGCTACTCGAGGCGTCATTGAGCCGCTCATTGAGACTGCGTGGGTGTCACTTGGCTATACGGCTGACACCATTGAATGGCCGAATGTGCATTTCACCAAGCCTGGTAATGGCCTGTGGGCAAGGGTGAGCTATACGGACCAGACCTCGAATCCATCTGACTATGGCGGTGGCGTGGTGCATAACGAGGCTTTGTGCGTGCTTCAGGTTCAGATATTTGCGCCAAAGAACATTGGTGCAGGCGTGATGTATGTGGCGGCTGACAAGTTCAGAGCAACATTCGAGCGGCAATCCTTCGATGAAGGCTTGAGGTTTCGAGCCGTTCAAGGGCCATCACGCATTGACGATAGTGTATGGGCAGGCGTGCTGCTCAATCTTCCATTTGAGTTCCTCGAGGACATACCACTTTAAGGAGATAAGGCAATGGCTGATCCCGCATTTCTAAGTAATACCGTATTGGGCGTTCAGGTCGAGACGACCCGCAACACTGCCCCTGGGACTGGCACTTACAACGCCATTCCAATCCTTGATGGCATCTCCTTTGGCATTGAGAACGAGATAGTCACCTCAGACGTGTATGACGGTACACGGCAGAACACACTGACGCTTGGCGGCTCGCAGCTCGTGCGTGCGCGTTTCAATACCAGGCTCAACTACGAGCAAGGGCAAAAGGACTTGATGCGCTTCATGATCCATAGCACTGACTGGACAGCAGGCGTGATCACCTCGAATGCCAATGCATCCTACTTCTTCACGCTCGTGGCTAAGATGGAATTAGGCGCAACAGATGATTATCACGTGATGACCGGATGCGAGATTGCCTCAGCAACAATCAATATGCCACTCAATGATCAAAGCACTATCTCCTACGAGGTAGTTGGCTATCTCGACACCATCGGCAACGCAATGCCTGGTACTGCGACATTGGGCACGCTTGTGGGCAAAGACCCATTTCGCACGATGCTTACAGGCTCAACGCCAACGTGGGGCGGCACGAATCTGGTAGGTGCTACGGATGCCACAGTCACCATCTCAAATCAGGTAACGCCCAAGTTCTCGTGGGGCGGTGGTGGCGTGGATCACGCAGTGAACGGCAACCAGCGCACTAATGGAAGCATGTCGGTTTATTACCGTGGTGATGACCTTGCGGCTGATGCAGTGGCAGGAACCATCAGGGCACTCACCTTTATCTTGAAGTGCAATGAGACAGCATCAGAGGACACGATGACCTTCAACTTCCCAAGCGCACGCATTGTCAATGCGCCAGTGAGCGATTCCACTGGCTCAATGGTGCAGGCCATTGACTTTGCCGCACAGCGCAATGCAGGCATCTCGGCAATCATGAACGTGACGGTGGCATAGATGGCTGACCTGAATACCATTCTCGGCACACTCAAGGCAGGCCGCACGCGCACTGCGTGGTTCGTTCCAGTAGATGATCAAGGCAATGCCTTTGGCGATCCGCCATTCCGCATTCATCTATTGTCTCGTCGAAGTGATGAGTGGCGGCAGATGGAGAATGCGTGGCAGATGGAGCGTGCGGTGCAGATGGCGAATAACGGCAAGCTCACTGCGCAGGACGCCACCAAGTACGTCACACATCTTGTGCGCTCGCACATTGCCATCACACGTGAATGGGAGAACCTGACCACCGGTGATGGTGAGCCAGTGCCTTGCACGCCTGTCACGATGGCGAATCTTTACAACGATATTGACTTTCGTGAGCAGCTATTCAACTTCACGGCTGACCCTGCGAACTATGGTGAGAAGGGCGATATTGAGCCATCGAGTGAGGCTGAAGATGCCCAAAAAAAGTTATTGAATGGTGTGAGTGGCGATTCGCCTGGGGCGTCAACATCCGCGTGAGCAAGCTGCGCAATACAGAATCCAGTGATGACAAGATTGAAGTTTACCGCACACTAAAAGAACGCGGGATGGTAGCCGATGAGGATGAGGAACCAGTATTCCCTGCAAGCAATCAGCACTTGTTCTCAATATTCTTCGACTTGCACGCCACCAGGCCACAGACAGGGTTTGGTATGTCAGCAATCACATATGAGGCAATCGATACATATGCACGGCTGATGCGCCTCGAGCTGAGCGCGTGGGAAGTGCGGATGCTGAGGCAGATGGATCAGGTGATGATGAAAGCTAATCGCATTGCAAGCAAAGCAGAATCAAAGGCGGCAAAGAAGTAAATGGCTGATCTGGCAGTAGTCGCATTGGGCCTCGATGCCACCGGAATGACGAGCGGTGCAGCACAGGCCAATCGTGCGCTTCAGTCTGTTGAAACGGAAATGTCGAAGGCTGAGAAAGGCACTAGCCAGCTTGCTGGCGCACTTTCAGGGCTTGGTGGTCCACTAGGGCAGGCTGGCAGTCAGTTGAGCGGGTTTTCAGGACAGATAACATCACTTACGGAATCATTCGGTGTAATGGGCGCGGCAACGATAGGGCTGGTGGCAGGCGTGGCTTCCCTTGCCGCAGGTTTTGCCAAACTCGCAATTGCAGGCTCGAAGATTGCTGATGAGATGCTCGATATAGCTGAATCTACGGGCCTCTCAGTTGATCAGGTGCAAGAGCTTAGTGCGGCGATGGTGCGCTCAGGCGAAAGCACTCAAGGTGTTGAGCGAGCCTTCCGGTCGTTTGAGTCAGCCATTGTCAATGCTGTGCGTGATCCTGCAAGCGATGCGGCTAAAAATCTCAAGCAATTAGGCATAGACGCTGAGGAAGCAGGGCGGGATGTGCAGGGCGCATTCATAGCATCCCTTGCTAACCTGAAGGAATATCGAACAACCACAGAGGGCGCAGTTGCCACCAATGAGCTTTATGGCCGTGGCATTGGCGCACTGGTCAGAGGTTCAGGTGAACTCAATGACATTCTTGGCAAAACACGACAAGAACTTGAGGATGCTGGCCTTGTTGCAAGCAAGTTTGCGGTTGATCAGGCAGGCAAGCTTGATACTTCCATCAATCGCCTGACGCAATCATTTGAGACGTTCCAAACAGTGCTCAATGGCATTGATGGTGGAGCAATCACAGGCATATTCAATGACCTTGCCGGTTCTCTTGAGACTATCAATGGATGGCTTAATCGCGTAGGGCCAAACTTGCGAGCCTTCTTAAACGTGCCTGCCATATCTCCAATACTTAGTGGGCTTGGCATTACGACCGGCGTAGATTTCAGTGGCGCACCGCTTTCTGGCCCTCATCGCGGTGCAGACCCAACTGGCACATTTGGAATTGGTCGGGGTGGCGGTGGTGGTGGTGGCGGCGGGGCAGTTCGAGCAGTTGTTGACGATGCCGCAAAGACACTTGCCGCTGCACTCAAGGATGCTGAGCGTGACAATGCTGCAATCCGCAAGACTCGCAATGATGCGCTCATCAAGGACTTGGAGAACCTCTCCACAGAGGTTAAGCAGCTAACCCACGATATGTTGGATGTGCCAACCCTGCGCGATACGAGTGGCATAGGCTTGGTTGTTGGCGGTGCTCCACCATTCTCAGGTGGCGGCATACCAGGCGCACCAGGTGGTGGAGCACTTGCACCCTCACTAATCCTTAGCGCACGCGAGGCACGCATTCAGGCTGCACTTGGCGGCATCTTCGAGGACTTTGTATTCCAGATCACATCAGCACGCTCAACTGTAGGTGATGCGTTCAAGGGCTTGCTGCTTGGCATCACTGACACCTTTGCGGCTGAGTTTGCGAAGGCCGTTCAGGAGAGTCTGCAGACAGCATTTATCAGGCCACTGGCAAGTTGGCTCGAAGATGCGCTCAAGGGAATCTTTGAAGGCATTGACCTGAAGGGCGTGAGCAAGTTCTTCCTGACGCTGGGCAAATCATTTGTGGGCATGTTTGCCGAAGGCGGCACGATTCCACCAGGGCATTGGGGCATCGCGGGTGAACGCGGTGCTGAGGTTGTGTATAGCGGCTCGCAGTCAATGCACATTCAGCCAATGGGCGGTGGCGGTGGCGGTGTCACAATAAACTTCGCCATCTCCACGCCAACAGGCGAAGTCTCACAGCGCACACAGGACCAGATCGCTGACGCAGCAGCTCGAGGCATCGAGCGCAGTCAAAGACTTCGCGGGGCGCGTTAGACGTACTTCCAAACTCGATATTTCTTGATGTCACAAATGAACTGGAATGAAACGTTATAGTCCACAGCTATTTCACGAAGGAGCCGTGAATCATTTAAGACACATGGCGTAACCGCTTCCGGATCATATGAACAAATCACTCCGACCTTTCCTGCTTCTGTCTTGCTTTGTCACCGCCGTTCACGCTGCCGATTGGCCGCAATGGCGCGGCGCAAATCGCGATGCAAAAGCGGACTTCAAGGCGCCGAAAATCGCCACGACGGCCTCGCTCGAGTTGTCGAGGTAGATGGCGACGCGATCGCCGCGCCGGACACCACCGTCCTGCAGGAGCGCGGCGAACCGATCGGCCTCTTCGTTCAGCTCGCAATAGCTCAGCCGCCGACCGTCGCACACCAGCGCAGTCTTGGCGGGGCGCGCCGCGGCGCCCTGTTCGAGGAAATGCTCA